GATGGCGTTGGAGGCGCATGGACATTGGGTTCCGCATTTAGCTGCGGTGCTAAAACATTAACACTTACCAACGGCACATTTGATACTTCAGTAAGTAACTATGCGGTTACTGCTGGATTATTTTCATCAAGTAATTTCAACATAAGAACAATAAATTTAAACGCTTCCACACTTTCGATAAGTAGCTCTTGGAATATGCCATTTAGCACTAACGCAACATTAAATGCTGGAACTTCCACAATAAATTTATCGGGTAGTAACGCCGTCATACAAGGGGGCAATCTTACTTACTACAACGTATCTTTTACTTCAACAAACGCAACAACTTCACAAAAAATTATTAGAAACACAAACACGTTTAACAACCTGACGTTTTCTACGATTAAGTCGGTTGGCCTTAATAATATTGCTATAGAGGCAAACCAGACAATTAACGGAACTCTAACGGTAAATGGCGCTAGCGGTAATCGAAGACAGTTTATCCTTTCCAATACCATTGGAACATCCCGCACATTAACTTGTGCAGCTATTGCGGCAATGACAGACGTTGACTTCCGTGACATAACAATAGCCGGGGCGCATGGTACGTTATCTGGTACTCGACTAGGTGACTGTAATGGCAATAGCAATATTACATTTGATGCTGGTGTTGACAAGTATTGGAACTTGGCGGCAGGCAGCAACTGGAGTGCTACTGCTTGGGCTTTAAGTTCAGGTGGTTCTGTTGCTGCTGCAAATTTCCCGTTAGCTCAAGATACGGTCATCATTGAAAACACCGGATTAAACACAAGCGCAACAGTTACTATCAATGCAGGGTACAACATTGGAACACTAGACACATCAACACGCACTAACGCAATGACGTTAGCTTCAGGCGTCAGCCTTCCTACGTTCTACGGAAATTTTACTTATGGTTCAGGTGTAACGCCGACTGGTACTCAAACATATACGTTTTCCAATAGAGCCACAAAGACACTTAATTCTGGCGGTAAGACGTTTACTCAGCAAGTAACGATAGATGCGCCCGGCGGTGGTATTCAGCTTTTAACTAACAATCTGACTTTAGGCTCAACGCTCACAACTAATGTAAGGAGAGGTACTTTAGACCTGAATAACCTGACGTTAAGTACAGGTCTATTTAATTCAAACAATCAAAATACTCGAACTATTGCTTTTGGCACAGGCAATATTACTTCTACTGGTACGGGTTTGGCTTGGAATACAGGTACAGCAGTTAATTTGACAACCACAGGAACTCAGGTTGTAAACGTAACAAGTACAGGTTCTACTGCTATTACTGTAGCACCCGGAGCCTTATCCGAAGCCAACTCTATTAGTTTTAACTTTACTGGCGGCACGTATGCTTTGGCATTTTTGGGAATCGTTAATCATACCGCAAGAGACGTAAATTTTACTGGTTATGCTGGTGCGTGGAATGCAACAGGATCTAACGCAACTATTTACGGCAATTTAACACTTTCTACAGGAATGTCGTTAACTGCAACAAGTAACACTTTTAACTTTGGTGCAACCAGCGGAACAAAAACAATTACCAGCAATGGTAAGACAATGAATTTCCCAGTTAACTTTGATGGGGTTGGGGGTTCATGGCAGCTACAAGATGCAATGACGCTAGGTTCAACAAGAAGTGTTTTTTGGAACGCAGGGACAACTGATCTAAATGGTTTTACATTAACTGCTGGACTTGGGTCTGCCCTTAATACGGCTAACAGTAGAAATATAACTTTTAATGGTGGAACACTATTATTAAGTTCTACTGGCGCAACTGTTTGGCAAGCTCTAGGATCAAACTTCACCACAACAGCAGGCACTGGCACAGGTACAATTTCAATGACATCTGCTAGTGCTAAAACGTTTGATGGCGGTAATTTTACTTACAACTGTACATTAAACCAAGGCGGTGCTGGAACGCTTACAATTACTGGCGCGAATACGTTTGACGATATTACTAATACAGAGCCTACTGCCAATCAGATCACGTTCCCTGCTAGTACGACAAACACGTTTAATAACTTTACCTTGTCTGGTACATCCGGCAACTTAGTATCGCTTCGTAGTTCTACTGGAGGCACACAGTTCACGCTCTCCAAGTCTTCAGGCACTGTAAACGTATCTTTCCTTGATATTCAAGACAGCAATGCAACGGGTGGGGCTACTTGGAGTGCTTTTACGTCAAACGGTAACGTAGATTCAGGAAATAATCTTGGCTGGTCATTTAGTGCTGCTAATTACGTAGACGCTTCAGCGGATGTTACGGCTGACGCAACCGTAACTGGATCTGCTTTAAGAGTGAGATTATTTGCGGGTGATATATCCGCTGCTGCTGCCATTTCTGCTATTGGATACAGAGCAAGGTTATTTTCGGGTGATATATCTGCTACTTCCGAAATTACAGCAAATGCGAATAGGGTGAAATTATTTGCTGGTGATATATCTGCTAATTCTTTTGTTGAAAGCCAAGCAAGCAGAATTAGAGGATTTTCTGGTGAAATTATTAGCAATGCCTCTGTGCAAAGCCAATCAAGCAGAATTAGAGGATTTTCTGGTGATATTAACGCCAATGCCTCGGTTGAAGGTCAAGCTATTAGGCTTAGGTTATTTGCTGGCGATATATCTGCTAATGCCTTTATTTCAGCAATTTCAAATAGAGTAAAGTTATTTTCCGGCGATATATCTGCAAATTCTTTCGTTGAAGGCCAAGCGGTTAGAGTTAGATTGAACTCTGGAAGTATTGTTGGCAATGCTTTTATACAAAGCCAAGCAAGCAGAATTCGAGTGGGGTCTGGAGACATTGCGGCTAATGCCTCAGTTGAAGGCCAAGCTATTAGGGTTAGGGTTGCTTCAGGTGATATTACTGGCAATACAACAGTTACTGGAATTGGTAACATTACGGCTGGCGGTGCAGCAAGTATTAGCGGGTTTGCTGAGGTTTCGGCTTATAGCAGTGCTATTTATAGTTTTAATGCTTTGGTTACAGCAAATGCAGATGTCATTGCTACCGGTCAAATTATCGGTGAGGAATGGGGCGATGCTGCTACTACATCGTCTACATGGACTGATGCAACGCCTTCTAGCAGTACGTGGCAACCAGCATCACAATCTTCTAACACTTGGTTGAGGCAGTAATGCAAAAGATTCTATTCGGTGAATGGTTGCCAGATCAGCCAGGAGTGACAGGCGCAGTAACGGATGCTAAGAACTGTTATCCAGTTGCTAATGGTTATGCTCCGATTAAGAGTGAGGCTGATTACTCTGATGCTGCTGGTGCTGATTTGCTGATTACCTTTGCTGGTAAGTTTGGCGGCGTTAGTACGTTATTTGCGGCTAGTGCAACACAGATTTACAAGTTTGACAGCAATGATGCTAGCTTGGATGCGGCTACGACTACGGGTTACACAGCGGTTGAGGGCTGGGATGTGACTCAGTTCGGCCCTAAAATGATTCTGGCTAATGGTCAGGATAAGCTGCAAGCATGGACGCTTAATTCATCGACTAACTTTGCTGATTTAGCTGCTGCTGCACCTATTGCCAAGTATGTAACGGTGGTTCGTGATTTTGTGGTGGCTGCTAATGACGGAACTGAGACAAGTAAGGTTTACTGGTCAGACATAAACGACGAGACTGACTGGACTCCTGCTGCTGCTTCTCAGTCGGATAGCCAGATCCTGCCTGATGGTGGTGACATTACTGGAATTGCGGGTGGTGAGTACGGCTTGATCTTCTTGGAACGTGCTATCTACCGGATGAGCTATGCTGGCTCTCCGTTCTTCTTTCAGTTTGACGCTATTAGCCGGTCTTTGGGCTGTATCTCTAACGGATCTATTGCTCAGTACGGTAATTTGACCTACTTCCTTGCAGACGATGGCTTCTATGTCTGCGATGGTCAATCTACAAAAAATATAGGTACTGAAAAGGTTAACCGATGGTTCTTTGATAATGCCATTCCTAATGAAATCCCTACAGGAATGAGTGCTACGGTTGATCCTATTAATAAATTAGTAATCTGGAAGTTTAACAATACGTTTGGTGGCAAGTATTTGCTGATGTTTTCCATTGACCTAAATAAATGGTCTTATGGTGAGACTACCGCAACGTCAATTGCTTACGCTCTGACCCCTTCTGCTACGTTGGAACAGGTAGACAACTACAATACAAGCATTGATGCGCTTGATATTCCGCTGGATTCACGGGTGTTTGCTGGCGGGCAACTACTGTTTGCCGGGGTAAGTGGCGAGAAAATCATTTCTTTTTCTGGTCAGCCTAAGACTGCGGTTGTATCAACTGGTGATATTGATGTGGGCCGGTCTGTTATAACTTTAGCAAAGCCTATCGTTGATGGTGGCAGCGGTTCTATAGCGGTTGCCAGCCGAGAATTACTGTCTGAACAAGTAGAATTTGGCTCAGATGTACCTGCCGATGCAGAAAACCGTGTGAGTTTGCGGTCTGGTGGTGAATATCATCGACTAAGACTGACTCCGACGGGTTCTAACTGGAAGACAGCCGTAGGTTTAGAGTTTGACGTTGTTAAACAGGGTAATCGATGACGCAATTCCGTACTTTACCGCCA